GTAAGCTCGGAGATCTCGGCGAAAGTAACCTCTCCCGCCTGCCTGACATACTCGGCCAACAAATCGTAGTTGACGATTTTCCGGGGCTTCTTCTTACGTGGGAGCGGGGAAAAATCAAACTCCAGCTGCCGCCATGTTTCCATTCAGCACATACCCGACGATCCGCACAGCGGCCGTCCTGCCGTACATGGGAATGCCCGCGCCCCTGGCATCGTACCTGTCCGTAACCCGTACAGGAAGAATCCGGAGCCGGTGAACCGCGTCATTGACGACGGACTCATCAACCTCCAATATGTGGGCAAGCCCGGAAATTGAATATTCCTTCCTCATTGCCTGCCGTCCTCCCGTCCGAGAAAACCCAGCGCCGCCGATATCCAGAACTCGGCCATACACTGATCATGCTTGCGGAAATATCTGCGGGCACGACCGATGCAAAAAATCGCTTTTTCAAACCCTGACATTTTTCAACTCCTTTTTTCATCCCCTAAAAAAAAGAAAAGCCCTCGCGGATTGGTCTGTTATCCGTGGGGCTTACAACCAGCTCGAAAGAGCGGTTAGACAACAGACCAAAATCTAACAGCTCTTATCCGGCTGTACACTTTTTCACCTGTTGTCAATAATGTTGACAATTAAGTGATATAGTGTACAGGTGGGCGGCCGTTATTCACGGCCGATAATTTATTATTTATTCAAAAAATTATTTTTGTCAACATTTTTTTTATAATTTTTTTTCAAAATTTCTTGATTTTACTATTGACAATTTCAAGTTGTCGTGGTATTTTGGAAACGTAAGGGCGTAAAACAACACCCGAAGGAGCAGAATATGACAGAGAAAACTATGGATTTATCAACTATCGATTTTCATAATTTGGATATTCATGGACTAAATATTATAAGGAGTTATTTGGGAGGCAACGAAAATTCAAACTTTTCTACCGAAGAAATCGTGGAAATGCTTCATATATCTGGAACTTTGGTTTACAACGAACTTGCGACTGACTATGGAGAACAATCCACCTGCGAATATTACGCTACCTTAAAAGAATACGAACCTAAAGCCAGATTACTTCTTGCAAATCATAATGACAAAGATATCGACCGACTCCAGGAGCTCATGGAAAATGAATTAAAACGAAGAGAAGAAATTGAAAAGGCGAAAGATCCAAATTATATTCCTTTTTAATTCAGGAGAAAAACGAAATGGAACAAAAGAACAACTGGGGCGGTTTACGGCAAAACGCCGGAAGAAAACCGAAACCACCGAAAGAAAAATACGTCACCGTAGCTTTCAGCTGCACCCAGGAGCAGAAGGAAAAGCTGCGGCAGGAAGTCACAGAAAGCGGGCTCAGCCAGTCCGCGTATATATGTAAAAAACTTTTTTAAATATATCTCTGCGGTGGGAGAAAGGATTTTTGTATAGACCTCGTTAAACTTGCTCTCAAGCAGAAGTACATCCCGCTGTGCGCGGCGGGCAAACTGTCCATCCGAAAATGCGCGGTGCTCGTCGGGATAGCGCCGTTCTCCGCGTGGCGGCTCAAGCAGCGGTATCTGGAATCCGGCGACTCCATCTGGATCCACGGCAACACGGGACGGAAGCCCCGCAACAAAAAATACGACTACGATAAACTTAGCGCAGACTACGGCAAATTCAGCGGAACTCCGTTCGCCGCCTTCCGAGACAACTGCAAAGATTTCCTCCGATACGAAACAATCCCCTCGTACACGACAGTCTACAAAGCCCTGACATCCGCCGGAATAATCTCTCCACGCGCCCGTATTCCTGTCCGCGAGAAAAAGAAGCATCTGCCCCGTAAAGAACGTCCCAACGAGGGCGACCTGATGCAGGTTGACGGCTCGTCGCACGAATGGCTCATCGGCAAGGGAAAAACCTGCATCCACGGCGGGATAGACGACGCGACGCACAAGATAACCGCGCTCTACATGTGCCAGAACGAATGCAAGCTGGGATACTACGCGCTAATGCGCCGGACATACGAGCGTTTCGGCGGATTCCCCCGCGCAATCTACTCCGACAAATCCACCTGTTTCTTCACCATCAAAGAGAACCTGGGCAAAGTTACTATCCAGGAACAGCTCCAGGGAATGAGGGACAACCCCACTGAATGGCAGATAATGGCAAAGAAACTTTCCGTTGACCTGATAGCGGCACTGTCCCCGCAGGCGAAAGGCAGGATAGAGCGGCTATGGCAGACTTTGCAAGGACGGCTGCCTTTTATCTTCCGTTTCCTTAAGATAGACACGATTGAAAAGGCGAACGTGTTCCTGGACAGCTTCGTTGACGACTTCAACGCTCGGTTCTCCGTTCCCGCGCAAGAAACTAAACGCCACTGGAGAAAACCTCCGCCCGGAACTGACCTGGATTTCCTGCTTTCCGTAAAGACGGAGAAAAAGACTAAGGCTGACGGCTCGTTCCTTTATCACGGCTACAAGTTCCGGCTGCTGGCGCAAAGAGCGGCCTGCGTGAAATTCATCCTCTGTCTTTCCGAGAATTTCGGCATCCGCGCTTTCTTGAACGGCAGATACTACGAGGTGGAGCTTGCCGAGCCGATATGCGACGTTGCGGGCGACAAACTGACCGCCGTGGAGAAAGACCTGATTTACCGATATTTCTACGCGGACACGCATTCCGGGCGGGCGCTCGTACGCGCCGGATAATTTTTCCGGATTTTAATAACAGAATTGTCGGACGTGCTGTAGAATACAAACATTCAAACTCTCTCTTATAATTCACTCCTTTCTCCGGCAGTACCCTCTGCCGGAGTTTTTTTTATCCCTGTTAATAACGGCATCCTCTTTTCCAATGTAGAATTCATGCCGGAGAGTGCCGCGCACGGCGCGGACAAAGTGACTGACGGAGGAAAAGGGGATATGACGGATGATGCCAGGGACATCGAAATACGTACTATGAAGAAGGACATCGAGGACATCAAGGCGGGGATGGAGAGCCTGCCGGACAAAATCAGCAGCAAGATTAACGAGAACATGGACCTCAAGATCAAGCTCGCCATAAGCGAGGCGGAGAAAAAGTACCAGGCGAAATTCATAACGCTTCTGCTAGGGCTTATCGGCGAGGGAATCGGGCTCATCATCTCGTTTTTCATGAAATAGGAGGATTATATGAAACATCCGCAATCGTTCGCGATTACGTGCAACAAGGCTTTCAGCACGCCGGAGATAAAGGCGGTGGCCGAGTACGGATGCTGCGCGTTCGTGCTCATGTGGAGCCTGGGTATCAACGTCCCGGATTTTATCGCGGTAAAAAAAGTACAGGACATGATAAGGAAGAAAGTCATTGACCAGGACTGTACGGTGAAATGGTGCTCGGCGGTTGACCATCTTACGGGCCGGCAGCTCGCGGACGTAAAGTTCGTTGACATCAGCAGCATTAAGGACATCAAGGAGCGAACGCCCGTTATGTACAAGCTCGGCAAAAAGTGCCACTGGGTCGGGGTCGAGAACGGCAAGGTCGCTTTCAATCCGCTTAAGTTCTCCCAGTGCGTGACGCTCGGCAAACCTGCCGAGAAAAGAGTTCTTATTTTCAAGGAGTAAAACATGGACAAGATTCAGATTGCGGAGGTCGCTCTTGCGACAGTGGGTATGACGGAAGTAATTAAGAATTTCGTACAATCCGGAGGGAAAAGGCTCTGGACGCTCATCACGCTCCTTGTGGGCGCGGGAATGGTCGCCGTCGCGGTGTTTCTGCCGGAGACGGTGCTTTTCGGCATAGTCGCCGTGAGCGGTGCCGTGGTTTTCTACGACACGGTGTTCAAGCTGTTCAAGAAACTTTTCGAGCTGCTTGTGGCTCGGTTCGTTCCTGCGGCAAAGTCTGACGATGAGACTGACGCGGAAACAATGAATGAGGACGGCGTATGATTTACGTCATTCTTTTTTTTGCCGTTGTTGTCATAATTCTGGGGTTCTGGCTGCTCCGTGTCCGGGAATATTCCAAGAAGCAGGCTGCGGAGCAGGACAGGCTTCTTGCCGAGCTTCACCGGAAAGAGGATTCTATCCGGCTTCTTGAAACCTGGCAGAAAGAATACAAGGAGATTAAGGATGATGAGTCGAAAAAAGCGGCGGAGATCGCCGAGGCAGAGAGCGACGAGGATGTTATGGATTCTGTCCGTGATATTGTCGCTCGCAATAACGAGCGGGTGCCGGACGACAAAAAGCGAGGTCGTGTTGCCGCCCGTTCCCGAAAGAACGGAGCAGCCGGAGCCGGAAAGCCTTAAGGATCTGGCGCTTCTTCTTAACTACTATGAGTTTCTGCTGGAAGAATGGGAAGCGTGGGGCGCGGCGGTTACGAAACAGGTCGCCGGATGCGGCGAATAAAAAAAACACCGGGAAGTTGATTTCTTTCCGGTGTTTTTTTGTGTCATTATGCGTTCGGAGCCGGCTGCTCGGACGGCTCCAGTCCCTTCGGCGAGGACGGTTCCTGAACGACGATGAAAGAGTATTTCGAAGCGATAACTTTGTCCTCGCTCACGGCGAAATGCTCCGCGATTATCTTCTTGATGTCCTGCTGAGAGAGAATAAGCCCCTGCTGCATCAGTCCGCCCCTTCAAGTTGTGCCTGTAGCTCGTTTATCTCGTCGCGCACTGCCTGCCGTGCCGCCGCGAGCTCTTCATAGTCATAAGGGTCTGGCTCACCCTGTAGCCGCGCCTCATATATCTTGATTATTTTCCAGTCTCCTATGTCGCTCGTAGGCGCGTCCAGTTTAGATACAAGCTCCCTTATGCGAGCCTCAATGTCACCGCGTTCCATTTAATCCCCCTGAAAAGTGTTTTATATAATGCGTCCGTCGTGCGCACGCTCTTATATGCGTTATATCTGATTATGTTCCCGCGCCAGCTCTTGTACTGGTCGCGCACTTCTTCCGGCTTCATGCGCCCCGTAAGCACAAGACTTCTGAACTTCCGAAGCTTCCGGCGTTCCCTCGTGATGCTTTTCCGGCATGGTATCTTGATTATCCTGCCGCGTTTGCCGTAGGCATAGCGGATTTTAAGGAAAATAAAGCCCTGTGTGAGCTTGATTATCTGCGTTTTCTTTTTGTTTATAACGATTCCGAGTTTCGCGCAAATAGCTTCAATTTCCGCAGAAGTCCGCGAAGGAATTCTTTGCTCTGATGTATGACGTATGTATCGTCCATATAGCGGCCGTAGTATTTGCAGCCTTTTACGATTTTGCACCAGTTGTCTATCTCGATGGGGTAGTAGATGCCTATTATCTGCGATATCTGCGAGCCGATGCCCACGCCCCTGTCGCCGAACGTCTCGACAAGCTCCGTAAACAACTGCATCACGTCCGCGTCGTCAACAAGTCTCGAGAACATGCGCAACAATTCTTTGTGGTCGATGTTGTCAAAGTATTTCGAGAAGTCTATCTGCAGCACATAGCCGTTACGCCCGTAACGCCTGTAAAACTTTTCCAGATGCGCCTGCAATCTTTTGCGCGTGAACTCTATCCCCTTGCCCTTGACGCTCGCGCCGTTGTCGTATATCAGATGTTTCCGCGTCAGCGGCGCAAGGATATTGTCGCATAGCGCGCGCTACAACACCCTGTCACTGATATGCAGGCTCTTGATGTGCCGCTTTTTCCCGCGCTCGTTTATGTCGAACTCAAAGAACGGCTTCTGCCTGTACGTGCGGTTCTTAAGTCTCCCGCTCAATTCCGCTATGTTGATAAGCTCATTCAAGCCGTACCGCTGTACTGATTCTTTCCATTCAACGCTTTTCTTACACTGCATATAAGCCTCGTGCAGTACGTTCAAGTCTGTTAGTTTTTCGTACATTTTTTTAAACTCCACAAAATAAATAGGGGCGGACGCGTATAACGGTACTAGTCATAACTAACCGCGTCGCCCGCCTTGTTCGGCTCTCGCGCAGGATAAAGTTTCCTTCAAAATGCGCACTTGTCTTAAAACTCTGTGCGCCATTCAAATCGGGGACGGACATATTTGTTCGCATTGCTCGCGTTGTTGTAGTTGGCATTACCATTGTTGTTGGCATTGCAGAAATTAGCCGCAGAAGCAAAATCAAACTTTACCCTCTGTTATTTTCTTTCTTGTCTTGTTGTCACTTCGCCGCCAGCCTTTCAGAAGCGTTTCCTCGCGCTTAATAAGCGTTATCGTATCGGCAATCCAGTTAAGATTGATAGGAAAATGCCGCTTCAAGTATTGTAGCTCCCTGTAGAGGTTGCCGCATATGCCTATGGCAGCGTTCTGTTTCCGGCGGCGTTCGTCGCACTCCGCTTCCGTGGTCGCATAGATAAGGTTCGCGTCTATGATATTCCGTATGAGCGTGTCTGTGTAGCTTATCAGAAGCAGCTTCCGCCGCCTGATGAACCATTCGGGATACTCGCTCGCGAACTGCTGGCTCGGCGTTTTGCCGTACTTCGCGAAAATCGTGTCTATTGTCTTCTGGTCTGCCTCCTCGATGTTCCTGATTATCTGCCTTACGCTTCTAGTACTCCGCTTAAGCCCGAAATCGCGCAAGCAGAAATCAGTTATATCATCCTGTAGTTTAACGGCGCACCTGTAGAATTCCAGGTCGCTTAACGCCTGTAGATTTTTAAGCACGCTCATTTTTTTATCCTCTATAAAATCTGCAACCCGCCCGCACGGGGCGGGGATTGCAGATTAGGCGATTATGAATCGGGGACGGACATATAGGTACGCAAAGCTCGCGAGGAGGTAGTTGGCAAGACCATCGCCGTGGGCAAAGCAGAAATCAGCCGCAGAAGCAACGTCTTTAAGCCAGTAATATCCGCTCCTGTTGTTTCGTGCTACCTCGCTCTGCTGGAACAAGGCGAGCTGCCGGACTGCCGTTCCGGTGTCATATCCCGAAGAACTCCAGACTGTAGTGCCGTAAACTTCAGCCTCGCTCATAAGAATAGCCTGTACGCTTACCCAAGCCCAGTTGTTCGAACATCCTGTTGCGCTGCCGAAACGGTTGTAGCCGGAACTGTTGATGCTGTTCGATACCAGCTCGCGCACGGTCTTAAGATGCGCACCGAACTCCGCGTAGAGCTGCTGGTTTATCGTCGCGGTGGAAGCCGTGCTTCCCGAACTCGCGACAGACCCGATAGTGGTGGTGTGCATCTCGCTTCCGACGTATCCGCCTGTCGTGTCGTTGCCTGAATTCATCCTCGACCGTCCGAAGTGCTGTTTCTCTGTGGAGTCGAGTCCCTTGCCGGGAACCATGATAAGGTGGTGGTAGTTGATTTCGTAGCCGGAATCGCCGCGACCCCACGCGCCGTCTATGTCCGCGACGGTGACGTATTCAGAGCCTGTCTCCTGATACTGCCCTGTCCGTTCATACGCGCTTATCGCTCTGCTCATGTGAATATAGTCGCCCACGAAAATATCATCCATGAGCGGATGTCCGTTCGTTCCGGCTACGCGGTCGGAGAACGAGCCGTCAGCAAGGTACGATGATATGTCTTTCGGAACAATGCGCGGAATACGGTGCATGGCACGGGTGATATTGTCTATGGTCAGCTCCAAGCCGGAGAATTTCGTGTAGAGTCCGCCCGATTTAACGGGATTGTTGCTGTTCTCGACCGGTACTGAGTCTATCGGGCGCACCGCGTCCAGAAGGTCGCCTGCCCCAACGCTGTAGTCGTCGCCGGATGCCGCCTGCACGTGCAGCAGGTCCGTGCCCAACGGGGACTCGCGCGCCGGCAGGTCCTCTATCCTGATGTCTGCCATAATTTTATTCCTCCTGATGCAAAGTATAAGGGGAAAAAATGTGCGCCGTTATAAAAAAGGACTTGCGCTTTCCGGCCGAGTGGGTTTAAGATTCAGTTAAGGGGGCGAGTATGAAAAAATGTATCGTTATTTTATTGTGCCTTATGGTTATAACCGGGTGTCAAACAGAAATCATTTATATGTTGAAGAACAACACGACGCTGCAGGTCGTCGTTAATCACTACAACAATGACTATACACTTACTCCAGGGCAAACAATAAAGATTGCGCATCCCATAACAAGCAGCGGGGATTTCAGAATAATCTCGCCTGTATCTTATAGAATAAAACTTGAAGCAGAGGGATTCAATTATTCAGTTATTGATGTAGATCCAGAAACTCTTCATGTTTTGAATCTGATGCCATGTACGATAACTTTAATAGATACTTTACATTCAGAAATCAATCAATCAATAGGAAGTAACACAACAGTAAATATACAGTATTACCCACAAGAACAGCATAATTGGAAACTGGTTGGAGCTGAGACTGACAACACCTTTAATTATATTACTTATCAATCCGAAAGGAAATATTTTCTCTTTGATTATGATCCAGATAAACTTCAACTAATTATCCAAGATTTTTAATCAAGAGATTTTAACAGTTCCATTATCATTCCATAAATAACCGCTTGATGTCGGTCTGGTTGTAGGTAAATTATTAATCCTTAATGTTTTATTAGTTGAAACAAACTTTGTCAAATAAGCAGAAATATTAGCTACTTCATCCCCCCCTCTATATAATCGATGACTAGCTAGATCTGTAGTCAGACAATCTATTGTATACTGATAATCTCCTTGTTGATAATATTTATTTACTGAAAAACGTTTGCAATTTTGATAATTATTTGCATAGGAAAGATTAGGGTTTACGTCTGCAGAAGCAGCTCCAAATGTCGTATTCATAGCCAGATATATCTGTTCGGCTGTCATATCTGGCGTTATCGTTAATGTACTAGCAGGTGGAGCATCATCAGAAATAGTTATCGGACCCGAGACTATATCTCCTTCAAATGTAGAATTCCCTGAAATATTTATATTCATCAAATTGCCAGTGATAGCATCTATTATTCCCGAAAACTTACCATTTGTCGCAAACACCGTCCCGCGGAAAATACCCTCCCTTGCCTCAAGAACGCCGTCCGCGGACAGCCTGAACCCTGCGCCCGTTCCCGAATCGAACCCCTCGCTCTTGAACACGCCGCCGGACTTAAGTATCATCGTCTGCGCCATAAGGGTATCAATCATCGCGGACATCGCCGCAAGGCTCCGCGCGAACACCACGCTGAAACGACCCGTCTCAAGGCTCTGCGAGTCCTCGCGGAGCATATCAGAAAGCGCGTCCATGTAGTTACGGTAGCTCGCCGGGTCTTCCGCCGAAAGCTCCGTCCACGCATAGCCGGATTCCCCCGACCTCTGCCACTTGTAGATGCTTCCGTTCTTCCGCGCAGCAGTCGTATTGCCGACATAAAGGAAAAAGTCTCCGGGCGACGGCGAGCCGGGATCAGCCGTCTTGGGCCCGAGGTACGTTCCACCCGCTACGTCCTGCGCCGCGGTCTCGGCAATGTCCCGCACATGCCCCTCAAGCATCGGGGATATCGGCTCTCCCATCGCGATAAGGTCGTTCGTCGCGAGCACATAGCGCCAGTCGTTCCTGTCGGGTATCCTTCTCCAGATTCCCCCGGAGCAGGCCCATACATCGCCCTTGTGAGCACGGACAGAAACCGCTATGTGGTCGCCGGAGCCTGTCGCGATAACGCCCGCATCCGCCACAATGCGGTAGGATGCCACGGCAAAAGACGCGCCCGCAAGGAAAAAAGAGCCTTCCTTTGTCTCCGTGAGGGATGCCGCGCCCGTGACGACTCCCATGTAGTCGCCGGATGAGACTGCCTGCCAGCCCTCGTCCGCGACGTAGCGGTAGAGCTGCCCGCCGTAGTAGCCGAGCTCGTCGGAAAGCCCCGGTTCGGAGAGCGACGAAAGCACTCGGACATAGGCGAGCGCGGTCTGCGTGAGCACCGCCTGCGCGAACATCTGCGCGTCGTAGTATGCGTCGTAGTAAGCGTTCATGTCGTCCGAGGACGTAATGACGGTGTTGGACTCCATGTCGTCGAACACCTTTATAGTGGAATAAAGGTACGTGTAGAGCGCGCTGTAGACTGTGATAAGCCCGGTTATGCGCGGATCGTCGGAGAGCCCCTTTGTCTCCGCCTGCTGGAGAATCGCGAGGTACACGCGGCGCAGCTCGCCGAAATCGCGCTTAAGGATCTTCTTCTCCTCCGGGGTGATGATGCCGTCCGCCGCCGCGTCCTGGTAGAACTTGTCGGCGCGCGAGGCGACGCTTACGAGCGTCTCCTGGACGCTCCCTATCTTCGAATCAATGACACGGGCGGCTTTGCCCGTGAAATCCTCAAGCACCTCAAGCGACTGCACCACAAGATGCTCGCCCCTCATGTTACGCTCTGTCTCCACCATATACGCCTCCTGTTATTTCTTTGAGCTGTCTTTCCCGCCCGTGATGTCCTTCGCAAGTCCGTAGACCGTGCTAAATCCTACATCAAAATTTCCGTCCTCGTCAGTAAAAAACTTGTAGATCTCCTTGACGCCCGATGTCGGAAGTCCGAGAGCGAGTCCTACGCCCTCGCCAAACTGTCCGGCGGCTTTCGTCCAATTGCCGTTCGATACGCTCATCACGGCGGAGCCGAGCTTCGTTATCATCGGGGTCATGTCCGTTCCGGTGGAGAGGTACGTGCTCCGTCCGGTGAGGGTTTTCTGCACGACCGTCGTAAGGTAGCTTCCTATGAGCGGCACGGAGTCCGTGAACTGCGTCGTGCCGTAGAAAATGATGTTGCGGAGAGCGTTGAGGCGTTTCTCGTCGTCGTCGTCCTTCCTGCCGCTTCCGGCGGTGACTCCCTCCATGAGCATGTTCATCGCGATTCCGGCGACGGCGTAACCGGCTATCATGCCGGCCGCGCGCTTGAACTGCTTCGTGCGGACTGCGGCGGGCAGGTCGTAGCGGATGTTCTGCCATATCACGTTGAGCGAGGTCTGGAACTGAAGATAAGCCTTCGCGAACTCGGAGCTGTTCTTGTAGAGCGGCGCGAGGTCGGAGAGGCGGCTTGACGGCTGGCACTGGCGCGTACAGTCGTCCGCGTAGCGCACGGCGGCCGCCTCAATGTCGGCTTCCGTAAGCACCGCGTCCTGCGCCGCCTTGTCTATCTGCTCGGCGGTAAGAACGGCGTCCGGGCTTTCCGGGGTGACGTTCCGCTGCTCCGCCTCCAGCTCCGCTTTCTTCCTGTCATAAGCGCCCTCGTTCTCCTGGGCAAGCCGCGCGTATTCCTTCTTGTAGCACGCGAGCCATCCGGGAGCGACGCACGCCCAGTCGATGAACTCAAGGCCGGACATTCCCTTTTTCTCCAGCTTCATAAGCTTCTGCTTGAGCGGAGTGTCGGCTTTCTCGGCAAGCTCGTCCACGAGGTCATAGAGCGGATCCTGCACGCGGTTCCGCATAAAAAGAGACTTCTCCTTGATAAGATCCCAGCCGTGGTTCGTGACGCACTGCCATGCAGCGGAAGCGTACTCCGCCGGGGATACGAACTGGAAGTACGGAGCGGGGCTTGTCGCCGCCTGCTTCAAAACACCGGAAAGTTTCCAGGCTAAATAAGCCGGAGCGGTCTTACCGCGCAGCGTCCGCATAAGGTCGTCGCCCGCCGTGCGGACGCGGTTCGCGTTGGGGTTGGCGACCTCATTGATATAGTCGTCTATGTAAGAGAGCATCCCGCGTCCGTAGCGGTTCTCTATGAATCTCCTGGTGTAGTCCGCGTCGCGTCCCTTGTACACGCGGTTGAGCTCGCGGACATAAGGCGCGTACGCGATGAAATGCTCGGTCCTATCAACGGAGGCGAGCCATGTCTTGTACAGTCCCATCTGGACGGGCTTCTGATGCAGCGGACTAATGGCAACACGGCGCTGCGTCATTCCCCTGTTAACGCCGGTTTTTCCGGCAGCGTTCCCGCCGGAGGTAGTAAGAAGATCCTGCTTCACCTGGTTCGCGTTAGTCTCGCCGTTGGACTCAAGGCGCACCATCGGCACGTAGTTGCGGACACGGTTCACCGGCTGGTTGAACTCCTCGACGGAAACTCGGTTCATCCGCTCGAACTCGGCGGCGTAATCCTCTGCGACAGTCTCGTAAAGAGCCTTGAGCCCGGCGCTGCCCTCAATAAGCTCGGTCGCGGCGGCGAGCACCCTGTTATAGCGCTGGCGGCACTTCTCCATGAACAACGTCTGCCCCGGATGCCTGTCAAGGATTCCCGCCGTAAGCTCCTGCATCTGCTCCGCGTCGAGCGTCTCGTCCGCTATCGCCTCGGCGAGTTCCCTGTCCATCTCCTCCCATTCCTGCTTCCGCGCGACGTCCTCGTCGGCGGAGAGCATGTTGCCGAACATCACGGCGTTCCGGCTCGTAGGCGCGTAGTCGTCGTTCTGCTCGTTTCCGTCCTCGTCGAGCACCGGGTTGCCCTTGTCGTCGCGCACAACCTCGTAGTCCTTGTCGGCGGCGTAAACGTAGAGCAGGTCGTCAACGGAGAATTTCAGCCCGTCAACCTCGACTATGCGGGAAAGCTCGACCTCAGTAAGCTTGTTGTCGGCCATGACTTTCTTTATCGCCTTGGCGCGGCGCTCCTTGGCGGCCTCGCGCGCGTTCCAGCACTCGTCCTCGCGCCAGTAGAGCATCTGCGTGTTGATGCCGTCCGTGTAGTTGTCGAGGATGCGGGCTACGCGGCGCACGTTGGCGTCCGCGTAGCCGTTGAGCAGCCTGTTGAGGCGGGTCTCCTTCTTGACGGCGGCAGTTCCCTTTATGTCGGAGTCGAGTCCGAGTATCTTATGTATTTTGTCCTGTTTCTTCGCACGTTCCTCCGGCGTGTCCCCGTCGTCGAACTGGATGCCTGAGTCTCGGGCGAGCGCTTCTATCCGCTTCCTGATTTCCCGCGCCTGCTCGTTGCGGAGCTGCTTCTTGGCGGCGAGCGTGTCGCGCCCGTCCTTGTAGATGTCGTTCACGCGTACGGCAAGTTTCTCCAAATCTTCCGTAGTCCATTCGCGGAAAGGCCTGTGCATGAGGTCGTCGTAGAGGTCGGCTCCGACCGCGTCCTTAATCTCGGCGGCGAGCTCGTCGGGCATCCTTATTACCCAGCGCGTCTCATCCTCGTTCTTTCCGGTGGACGGGTTCCGCACGGTACGGGTCACCTCGTCAACCTTGATGTCAAGGTCTATACTCTGCTCGCGCTCCTTTGAAAGCTCCTGTAACCGGAGCTCGCGCACCCAGTCCTCCTTCGGCATGACCTTCGAGAGCCGCTTCTTGTCCTTGGAAGCCCATTTGTTGTAATCCTCGATCGAGTTAAGGGCACGGAGCTTCTCCAGCATCTCGCCGGCAAGCTTGCCCGGTTTTCTTCTGAGGTAGTTCTCGATGCGCTCCCGCTCGTCCACGTCGGTGAGCCATGCTGACGCGACCTGCCGCGCGTCGGCGGAGCCCTGTCCTATCCACTCGTTCACGCCGCCCATAAGGTTCGGCTCGAAAACGCGCTGTATCGCGATAAGAAGCCGGGCGGAGTCGTAGTCTATGCGGTCGAAAGGAACGCGGCGCATCGTGCGCTTCACAAGCTGGGTACGGAGCTTCTTGAGGTTCTCAAGCGCGCGGCCGTCCTGCTGCTTCTGCCGCAAAGCCTCGCGCAGACTGTAGAGCTCCCTCTGGTGGCGCATAGCCTCGGACACCTGCGCGGTTATCCTGGTCACGTTCTTAAGGTCGCTGTACTGCCGGAAAATCCTGTCGTAGTCCGCGCGAAGCGTCTGCGAGTCCAGCTCGTACCTTCCGGTCGTCTTGAGCGCGCGTTCTATGCGCCGTCCCGTCGTGTCGGATCTGTTGTGCCAGCGGGCTTTCATCTCAAGCAGCTTGTCGTGGAGCCGCAGGAGCTCCCTCTGCTCCGCGTCCGCTATCCGGCGGAAGTCCTCGTCAACCTCGTTCTTGAGGTCCGTATATTTTTTCTCCGTCTCGCGGAGGTCCTTCTTAATTGACTTGATATATCCGTCAAGCTCGCCGTCAAGCCTGAGCTCGCCGGACCTGATGCGCCTGGCCACGTCCTCGTTGGAGATATCCTCCGCGATCTGGCGTCGGCGCTCCGGCGACATCTCCTCGAAATCCTCGTCCGGGTCCGCGAGCACGTTGCTCCTGAGCTGCCCCGAAACCGTGTCGCCTTCCGGTACGGCAAAATACTCGTCCCCCATTATCTGTGAATAAATCGCCCTGTAGTCGCGGAGCGAATGCGAGATAAGAGAGAGCATGGTCTTGCGCGTCCGCGGCGTGAGCTCCTTGCCCTTGGCGACGCGCATAGCGTTACTGAGCCACGTTCCGTGCTTGAGCTGGGTGCGGATGAACTTCTGCATCTCGTCAATCTCGCTCCGGGCGGCGGCATCCTCCGCCGTGATGCCGCGCCATTCCTCGCCGGAAAGGTCCGTGTCGAGAATCTGCTGCACGCGCTTGAGGAAGTTCTCAAGCTCGCCGGGCTCCTTTATTTTCATATAGAACCAAGTATCCAGCGCGTTCTGGGGACTTTCGCTTATCGAATTATATTTCTCCAAGACTGCCTCAGCGTCAAGGCTTTCCTCCGGCTTGAGTCCGTGGGCGAGCTCCCATGTCGTCTTGTACCACTGCGCGTCGGCTCCCGCCGGCACCTGCGAGTGATAGTCGTCCGCTTCCATGGCGTAGGGGTCGAACCCGCTCTCGTATGCCTCCATGAAGTCCTGCCAGGTATCATAGAGGGATGCGTCATCGTAGAGCTCCTGCTGGGTCTGAAAAAGAAGATGGTCAACGATTTTCACGTCCTGGTCGTTGAAGATGACGTAGTTATAAGCGCCGTTTCCGTTTCCATAAATTGTGCCGGCAGGATATTTGATTCCGGCGAAGCCGGCTTTGCTCAAGAATTCAGATGCCTGTTTCTCGCCGCCGACAGCTTTCGCTATCGCCGCATATAATTCTTCTCCGCTTGTGAACGCCTTGTTTTTTCCGCTCCAGAAGTCCATAGAAAAATCAAAATTTTCACTTCCTTGTTCACGGATAGCATTATAAATACGAGTTTTAACTTCATCACTTACTGGTTTATCATAAGCAATATATCCGTCGTCCGGGATCTCGACCGTGTAAAGATGAGTTACATTTATTGCATCAAGTTTGGCAAGTTTTTCTTTTGCTTTTCTATCAATATATGGATTATCAATAGTATCTAATTCACTTTCCTTAATCTGATTTTCAAGATAAACCTTATATTTTGATTTATCAAAATCATAACTACGCAATTCTTCAAACATTTCTCTTTCTAAAGTATCGCGTTCATAAGGATTGTCTGCATATTTGTCTATTTGTTTACGCTGTCTTTCCGCATAATCTCTTGCAATTTCCTCATCATCAGTAACATAAGTGCCGTAACCGAAAGACATACTGCCCTCACCGGAAAGCCCGTAGCTCTCCGTGTCGAACTTGTCAAAATCCGCCCCGGAACCATGGTATGCAGTCTGGAATAACATAATCTGGTCAGCACGGGAAACGTCCTCGGTAGCGGCAAGCAAAATATTGCGGCGTTCTTCTGGAGTGAACCGCCGCCGCGCCTGAACATTACGGGCTTCAACCTCTCCGGCTAGACTTCGATACTGTTCTTCCGGTGTTTTCACATAACTTACAGAAGTAGTACCTTCCTGAACAGAAACAGCCCTGCTCATTAAATCAACATATTCGTTGAACGCCGCGTCGTTTTCTAATTCATCGGAAATTCTGCTTGTAGTTTCATAATCCTGTCTGATGCCTGCTTCATTGTATTTTCTTACAAGTTTCTTCCAGTTTTCATCTTGCTTGTTGAATAACTCATGAGCCTGCTTTGTAAGGTTCTCAATTATATCTTTTGAGAAGTCTCTGGTTTCAAACTGAGCAGCACTGCCGCCTACAGCAAAACCCTCGATCCGCTGAATAGCATGCTGAACCTCATGCGCCAAGACGCTTAGAAAATCATAATAACTATTTGCCCCTGACGGATAAATAGTGATGCTGTTTTCATTCGGATCGTACGAGCCTTGATGATTGTCAACATCTTTCCGGGCAAACGCTATGGTCGTTTTCTCAAGGGCAGGATAAGCCTTGAATAATTCCGGATTGTCAATAAGCTGCGGCAGGTAAAAGCTTTCGCCCATATCGTTCCAGAAATCAACGGGGTCTATTCCTCTTGCGACAAGGCGGCGCAAAGCTTTCTCAACATCCAGACCTGTATCGTATTCAAGGAGCATCTGCGCAATATGCACTTTCTCCTGAGCTTCTGCCAGCTCCGACTCGTAAGTAGTACCCTCCGGCAGAACGCCTCTTTTTACCATGTCGTTTATTTTGCGCTCTGCCTTGTTTTTGTTTTCGACAAGAGCCTTAAGATTGCTCTCCGCCTCTTTCAGTTCATTTTCGTATCTCTCAAGTTTCTCATTCGTCGCCTTGATGTTTTTCAGATGGTAATCATCGTCTATCTCGTAGCGCCACTTGCCGTCCGCTCCACGCTCCCATCCGGTAGCGAGCCTGATGCTTTGAGCATCTTTTCCGTCCGTTTCCATCTGCTTGGCGACAGCAAGGTTCTGCATACGGCTCACGCCCTCGGCGACTTCCTCGTTGTTGTCGAGGTTCTGCGCGCCAATCTCGCCCGCAATCTGGAAAAGGATGTTCGGATTGTTCGCATCAAAATTGCCGTTGTTGTCCGTAGCCGATTTTACGTCCGTATTATTAAAAGCGATATAGTCATTGCTTGACGGAGGCGTTATGTCCGTAAATCCCACGTCTATAATATTCTTAGCTATAAATCCGTCATAACCTTCCTGCTTAGCCTTCGCGACTTCCTCATTAATGTTCATTCCTTCCTGGTTCCATTGCTTGCCGTCATAATCCATGATTTTCGGATTACGCAAATTCATGAACAAAGAATACACGCCGCCGTCTCGGTAAACTCCCCAATCATATTTCCTATGCAAAGGAGAATCTTTATCGAGTATTACGTCTTTTATTTTTCCGCCGTAGTAATTCTCAAAAGAAGATGCAATTTCTTTATTGTCATTCGTAAAAATTGTTCCGGCAGGCGTATTAACATTCGTTTTGTTTGTTTCACCATCATTGAAAACCGTAAACCAATAACTGCTTCCATGATAGACAACAAGCGGCTCGCCATTCTCGTCGAGGACTTTGGAAGCGTTCTCCGGATCATTCTCCCAATCACCAAACCATTCCTTGAATGACGGAGTGCGCACCTGTAACCACTGCCGCTCGTTCAGTTTCGATGCCTCACCATTAGGCGCTTTCATCCACTGGTCTGTATTCTCGTATTGTCTGCGAACATCCTCAATCTGCCTGTTTGTCTCAGCATCCTCCGCCATCTGAAAAACCATATCCGCCGGGATATCGTTAACATCCATACGAAACTTACTCACATCAAAAGACTTTCCGGCGGTGTCCGTTATAACGTCGTTCACCATATCCTGAGTCGTGTCATTGTCGTTAAGAATTGTCTG